TACTTCAAACCCTGCTATTAAGGTTAAAGGAATGGCATTTAATCAATCGAATAAATTAATGTTCGCAGACGATGTAAAATACCGCGTAACAGCTCCCGCTATGATTCCAATGGAAATTTATAGAAGGGATGACGAAACGGGCGAATATTACGTACAATTCACAGCAGAAACAATAGAACAAATCCACGTTAAGTTCATGCAGGATTTAAAGAACCGAGATATCTTTAATTTAGAGCATGACCAAAGCCAACAAGTTCCCGCATTTATTTTAGAAAGTTGGATTGTAGATAACCCTGAATTTGATAAAGCATTTACCACGTTTGGAATTGAAGTTCCTAAAGGTACGTTAATGTTAACGGCTCAAATTACCGACAAGGAATATTATAACGAGTTAGTAAAAAACGAACAAATCGGGTTTTCTATTGAAGGGTTTTTAGGTTTAAAACTAAGTAATCAAATAAAACAAAATAATATGAACAAATTACCCGATGGGGAACACCTAATCGAAGGTAAAATCTACGTTGTAAAAGGCGGTGAAATTATCGAGATTAAGGACGCTCCTAAAGAAGAGGTGGCAATGGAGGATTCAGTAGTCGAAGAAGAGGTAACAACCGAAACCGAACCTATTGACGAACAACCAGCGCCCGAAGAACTTGAAGAAGTTGTTAAAGAAGAAGAAATGGCGGTAGATGTAACAGCAGATGCTGAAGCAGTTTTGGCTATCGTTGCTCCTGTAATCGAAGAACAAGTTAACAACCTTTTGAAAATCATTGCTGACTTAAGAACTCAAATGGAAGAAATGTTAGCAGAAAGAGCTGAAGACGAAATCGAATTAAAGTCTGAAGTAAAAATGTCAATAGCTGAAAAGTTCAGCGCATTAAACAAACTAAGTAATTAATTAAAATCAAATAAAAACAAAAATGGAAAGAAAATTAAAATTTGATTTGGATATCGAAACAAACGCTTTGCTTTGTCCAAATCCTAATGAGTTCTATTCAAGAGCTTATTTAACAGCAGATGTAGCGGATACTTACCGCGCTTTGCCTTCAATTAAGAGCCGCGCTCGAATTGCTAATGTGGCTTTTGGTTCAATTTTACAAGCAAGTACGTGTAACTTTAGCGCTCCAACTGATACGCTTGACGCTATCGACATCGATGTTTGTGCATTCTCTGCAATGGCTCAAATTTGCCAATTCGACTTGGAGCAATCTTTTGTAGCTTTACAAATGACACAAGGTTCGAACGGTGATTTCACGGTAGCTTCTTTCATGAACTACTATTGGAGCATCATGGCTAAGCAAATCGAAGAAGATATCGAATTGATTAGATGGCAAGGTGACACAACAAGCGAAAACCCGCTTTTGGCTTTGTGTGATGGTCACTTGGTAAAACTTTGTGCTGATGGTGCTAACTTGGCTTATTCAAATGGTGGTGCGGTTAACTCGTCTAACGTTCTTGCTACATTGAACCTTGTAGTTAACAACCTTCCTGCTTCAGTTCGATTCAAAAAAGCTGATTTAAGAATCCGTGTTTCTTCAAATGTTGCTGCTGCTTATGAACTTGCTGCTGCTTCAGGTAACACTTTAACATATGTTTCTGCTCCATTGCAAATGACTTACTTAGGAATTAAAGTAATCGTTTGTGAAGGTATGCCTGATAATACAATCGTAGCTTCTTTGAAAGACGATTTAATCTATGCGTTTGACGCTGAAGGTGATGCAAAAGCATTGAAGGCAGTTAACTTAACTGACACGGTTGCTGAACCATACATCCGTACACGTGCGAATGTTAAAGCAGGATTTTTCCATACAAACCCTGAACAAATTTCAGTTTGGGCTGCTTGTTTTGACTAATCAAAAATAAATAATAACGGGGGTGTAAAAACCCCCTATTTAAATAACTAAAAAAAATATACATTTATGTCATGTGAAGCTTTAGAAGGAATTGTAAAGAGTTGCGATAACAATTCTGGCGGCATTTACAAGGTATGGATTAACCAACAAGATAACATCGATGAGTTCACATTGAACCCAACACTATCTTGGACAATTGATTCTATAACCTTAACAAACCCCGCAAATACATATACCGAATTTGAAATCCGTCGTAATACGGGTTCTTACACTGAAGAGGCAGCCATTGACCTTGTTAATGGTTCTTCTTATTATACTCAAACCATTACTTTAATGTTCCATAGACGTGACCAATCTAAGTCACAAGCTATTAAAGTTCTTGGAGCAGGACAGCAATACTTGAACGCAATTGTTCAAGATGCGAACGGAAAGTATTGGTACTTCCCTTATTTGCAATTAACAGGTTCTTCTGAAGGCTCGGGCACGGCTCGCGCAGATGGTAGTAAATACCAAATTATTTTAACAGCGGAAAACGAGTTTTTGTCATATGAGGTAACGGAAAGCACAGTTTTATCAGTTATATAACTTGCGTTTCTCCAAGAAAATTAGCATCCTTCGGGGTGCTTTTTTTTTAAACAAAAAGACGAACTAACTTAATATAGTTGTGATATACATAAACAAGGACGAAGTAAATAATATTGTTTTAACGTTAACGGAAGTAAGTACGTTATCTAATCCTTATTATTTGTTCGTGTTTCAAAATGAAATGAATCCCGAAAGTGACCCTATTTTATTTACTACTGCCGACATTTCAGCTTATCCTGAAAGGTTCAATCAATTCGAACTCGATGAACCCGTTGACGTGGAGTTAATTAAAGGTCAGTATTCTTACTTTGTTTATGAATCACTAATCCCACCTGTAACAATTGAAGACACCACTGGCGATGTAATCGAAGAAGGTCGTATGGTTGTTTCGGGTGCTATTGTAAATTCAATATACGATTAAATTATGGCTTGGTACGATATATTTAGACAAAGTGAAAAAGAAAGCATTGAAGTTGTGGATGGCTATCAAAGTTTTTCTACACCTTTTTATAAAGTTGGCGGTGCAAATCTTGCATTACCTTATGTAAATGGACGCTATCAAGTTGCGGGTTACATTCCTTTCGGTCAAGATAATCTTTATCCTGAAACATTAAACCAAATGTACTATAGTTCACCATTACATGGTGCTATTGTAGATTATAAAGTGAATGCTGTTATCGGTGGTGGCTTTACAATTCAAACTGAAAAGCTAACAAACGAGGAAAAATTAGAACTTTACGCTTTCGAAAAGAAGATAAAACTAAAAAAGGTCGCTGCAATCGTTACAAAGCAGTTAGTAATTCACAATAGAGTATACTTTAAATTGTGCTTTTCAGAACGCGGAAAGCTTACGAAAGTAGAAAACCTATCGCCAGAGAAATTAAGACGTTCTAAAGACGGGAAAACCTACTTTATATGCGAAGATTGGGCATCGAGAATAGATGTTTTTGAAATAAAACCTTATCACCCATTAAGTAAAGACTACGAACAACTATATATTTACGAGTTACCGTGTATTGGACAAGATTATTATCCCCTTCCGCAGTATTCAAGTGCGTTAAACTTTGCTTTTTTAAGTGGTGAACTTAGTTATTTAGCGAAATCAAACATTCAAAACGCGGTTTTTCCGTCTTTTGCTATGATGTTTCCTAAGCGTCCACAAAGCGAAGAGGAAAAGAACGTGCTACGTAGAACAATTGACAAGCTTAAAGGCGCTGAAAACGCAGGGAAAGCGGTTGCATTCTTTGCTAACTCAGCAGAACAAATGCCAAAGATTGAAAGTTTACCTACAAACTCAAATGATAAACTATTCCAAGAAGCTTCAGCGTTAAACACGGAACAAATCTGTTTCGCTCATACTATTGACCCAATATTAATGGGTGTTCGTACAACTGGCGCACTTGGTTCGGGTTCGGACATCAAACAAGCGTATGTAATATTTGAAAAGAACGTAGTTAAACCATTACGAGAAATCGTTCAAGATATCTTCAACGAGTTATTGCATATTTCTAAAGTTAAAGGCGAGTTAGTTATAAATAACTTTCAAATCATTAACGAAACAATCGTTGAGGTTGACGAAGAAGCATCTGCTTTAGCCACACGTTTAAGTTCATTAAATCCCGAATTATTAAATAAGGTATTGGAAAACATGACACCCGACGAAATCCGTTCTTTGGCAAGTTTACCACCTGTTGTTAAATCTGAAACTCCTGCATAATGCTTTATTTTATAACTGAAAACTACCTAAAGACGAACACACCTATAACGGCAAACGTAGACGTTACGGACGTGACTCCATATATAGCTACACAAGCGCAATTAAGGGTAATGCCAATCTTAGGAACTACTTTCTTTAATTATATGCTGAATGTATATAACACACAAACAGCAACAAACGACGAAGAAACGCTAATCAAATTTATTCAACCTATTGTGGCCTGGAGAAGTGCTGAAGATGCTGTTTTCGGTTTGACATACCAACTAAAGAACAAAGGTTTACAATTACAAAATGGGGATTTTTCAAGTTCCGTAAGTCGTAATGAAGTTGCTTTTGGAATGGAACACTACGCACAAAAGGCTGCCTTCTTTGAACAACGATTAATTAAATACCTAATCAAAAATAAGAATCTTTTTCCTGAATTTATTTCTGAAACAAATAAAGACACGGATTTACGACCTATGATTGAATGCCACGGATGTTCGGGGTGTTGTGATGGTTATTGTAATTATGAAAATGGAAACGGATATAATACTCAAATTTTAATACTGTGATTGATTTAAACAAAGTTTTCGAAATTATTAAAAAGCAAGGAGCAACGGGAGTTCTTGCATTATGGTTATTCTACACACACACGGAAGTGCAGGAATTAAAACATCGTTTATATGACTGCTATGGCAAAAATAATAACTCGGCTACAAGACAAATTTCTGACACTACTAATTTTGCTGTTTTACCGAAAGACGAACTAAACGAAGTTGAATGAGTTACGATTGGCTAAAAGAAGAGAAAGCACCACGAATATTGGTTCAAGCTGTTAAACAACTTGGAGTAAAAGAGATTGTTGGCAAAGAACATAATCCAATTATATTAGGGTGGGCTAAAGAACTTAAATTAGCGAGTGTATATAATGCCGATGAAATAGCTTGGTGTGGTTTGTATATAGCTTACTGCGCAAAGATGGCAGGATTAGACGTAGTAGAGAAACCATTGTGGGCGTTGAATTGGGCGAAATGGGGAACGGAAGTAAGCGAACCTATGTTAGGCGATGTATTGACGTTTAAACGCAAAGGTGGTGGACACGTAGGAATATATGTAGGTGAAGACGACACCTACTATCACGTTTTAGGTGGTAATCAGGGAAACTCGGTTAGCGTTTCTCGTATCGCAAAGAGTAGATTATTTAAAGCACGAAGAACGGCTTGGAAAGTTGCACAACCAGCAAACGTTCGAAAGGTGCATTTAGAACCAAAAGGAGTAATAACAACAAACGAAGCATAAAATGGCAAAGAAAAAAAAGGTAGATGTAGAAATTCAGGTGAATGACGCATCGTTAGAAGTTCATAAGGATGAACAAAACGCTAAAGTTACTTTAGATACAAAGAACTTAGATATTGAAGTCACAAAAACGGATGACAAAGTCGAGGTGAAAGTCGATGCACAAAAGCCGATATTGGGATTTGTAGGAAAAGTTTTAGGTAGATATATCACTAAGAAATTAAAATAGTATATTTGCAATGCTTTTTTCATAATTGATAGGTTAATTGTTAACGAGAAACCCTTACTTCGGTAGGGGTTTTTTAGTTTAAAGAAAAAAAAACTGAAAAAAATGTAACCTTATGTTATATTAATTAGTATATTTGCAGAAACAATTAACAAAAACGATTATGGAAAAGAAAATTAATTTAACTTCATTCAGCAAAACAGCCTTTTTGCAATTAATCAAAGGCGATGTGAAAATCAACAAGGTAATTTATGACGCTGAAAATTGGCAAGAAGTGTTAAACTATATTAACACAATGAACATTGAATATACTCAAGAACAAATTGAGTGGACAAAACGAAAACTTTGGAACGATTAAATTATAAAACGAGGGGTGCGACTCGGTAACGCACATTAACAATTTATTTATTATGAAAAATTACTTTTTTGACTTATTAGATGAAGTCACGCCAGCGAATGAAGAACACAAAGAGTTTTTAAAGGTGTTTTCCTTCGGTTTAACGCTATTTCTCGGCACGTTTGGACTACTTATATCACTTTTAATTTTAATGCGATGAGAACGGCTAAAAACACGAAGCCAACTTTGATTGAAATAATCAACTATTGGCACGACCAAAAGAAGAAAAATATCGGTCGTTTAAATATGCAACATTATTTAAGGGTTTGCGAAGCTAAAGCGTATAACGTTCGTTGGAATGAAGAACATAAAACCTGGAGCAGAATATGAAATATTTAATAATTGGTTTGTCAGCATTGATAATAGAAATATGTTCAACTTTTTACATTCGGTTTGTAGCTGAAGAGCATTTTTTAGGAATGATGTTTTTCGCATTTATAAGCCCGTTTCTTGGACTTCCCTTTGTTGGGTATATCGTTGAATCTAAAACGTGGTTAGAACGTATTAAAATGGCTTTCTCAAGTGCTTTTGGTTATTTATTAGGGTCAATTATTGTTATTTTATTTATTTTGTGATGAAATACAGGTGGATTAGAAAAATAGTTCAAACGTACAAGGATAGAACCTACGTTAGTTATGCGGTAAGTATTAACGATAAACATCTTTACACTTCGTCCGTGTTGGAGTATTGCGAAGACTACGTTTTAAAGTACGCACAAAAACACGGAATCAATTACTGCGATATATTAAGAACTGGAAAACATAAAAGAATTAAAAATGAAAGCTAAAACAGTAACAGTAAGCTTCGCATATACTAATTTTGATTGCTTAGAAACAATGATTGAACGTTTAAAGTCCGAGTTAATGCAATGCAAAGAATACTTCGAGGATATGATTCCAGCAGCGAATGGTCACAAACGCTACCTACAATTCATGCAGGAGTACAAAAAGACGAGAAACTTTGTAGTAAATAAAGACGTAATAACAATAAAATCTAACATATGATACCAAAAGACGAAGCATTTAGTTTAGTTCAACACTTCTTTATTGAATTGAATTTAAGAGATTATAAGAAAGCAAAAGAATGCGCAATATATTTATCTCATTCCATGATTAGAGAAACGTTGGACGTAGAACGTATAAAGTATTGGAAGAGTGTTGTTAACGAAATAGAGAAATTGTGAGAAGGTTATTAATCTACAACCCTAAGCAGAAGATTGACTATCGTAAAATAAAGCAGTGGCGAATCCGTGTTAACATATCAAATAATTATTACAAGAATTTTGAAGAAGATTAAAAAATATTTAGTATATTTGTAAAACCTGAGCAGAGGTATTTAAGAAATTTGTATAAAACTCTTTAGTTAGTAGGCTGCTCCCGAACGCTAAAGGGTTTTTTTTATGACTAAAAGTTTACTGGTTTTCTGAAAACCTTTATAACCAAAATGGTAGAATTAATTTTTTATGGTTCTGAAAAATCACAAAGAACCCAAACTCAGTTGCGGTGTTTTTGCAATACACAAGAAGAAATTTTTATTGGAATTCAAGAATATGCAAGCCCTGAAATATGGATTAACTTGGATAAAAAAACAGCAATAAAATTTAGCAAGGAATTACGTAAACAAATAGCACTGATAGAAGATGAAAAAAGCATTTAACTTTTA